TGCACGACGATGTAACGGAGTTTGTGATGGATGTGCTTTGTACGGAGGCGGGCAGGATGGAAGAGGGTTCGGAATGACGAGAATAGTGGGTTTGATTTGGCTGACGGGTGCGGCGGTTGTCGGGCTGGTGTCGGGGTTGGTTGTGATCGCGGCGGAAGAGGTGCGGAGGAGGCGGAATGGCTGAATATTTTTTGTGCCGCATCAACGGTAGGCCCAAGGGGAAGGGCAGGCCTAGATTTAACAAGTCGGGCAGGGCCTATACGCCGAAGGCGACGCGGGAATACGAGAAGGCGGTCAGGGAGGCCGCAATGAAGGCAGCCGCCGCGCTGCAATGGCTGAAGCCCGATAAGGAAGTGCCGTTGGAGGTTTCTGTTACGGCATATTTCCCCGTGCCGAAAAGCTGGAAGAAGGCGGACAGGGAGGCGGCCTATGCGGGCGACCTGTACCCCGTTTTCAAGCCGGATATAGACAACGTGGAAAAGCTGGTTTTGGATGCGTTGAACGGTATTGCGTATCACGACGACTGCCGCATTGTTTCGGTTTCGGGGCGCAAGCGGTATGCGGGCGAGGATGAGGAACCGCATGTGCTGGTTTATGTGGCGAGGCAGAAGACTTTTTCGGAGATGAAGGCTGAGGCTTTGGCACGCGGGAAGCATGAATGGTAAGGGCCGGCAGGCCGTCTGAAAGAAACAGGAGGAAATGATGTTCGAATTGGTATTCAAAAGCGGTAACGAGGCGGAAACCGACAGCCGCAGGGTGGCTAAGGCGTTTGGGAAGTTGCATAAGAATGTTATTCAGGCGATTGAAAATTTGGACTGCCCAGCCGATTTTGCACGGCTCAATTTTCAGCTTTGTTATGAAATCAATGAGTTGGCAAACGGAAAGCCTGTCAAGTATTACAGACTTTCGGAAAGCGGCGCGATGCTGCTGATTATGGGGTTTACGGGCAGCGAAGCGGTGGCGGTCAAGCTGGCGTTTATTGAAGCGTTTAAGGAAATGCGCGAGCAGATTGCCAATCTACGCGAACTGTACGGGCTGCTCTCCCTGCGCGATGCCAAGTTTGCCGAAGCGTCGGACTGCGGGCGGGGGCTGGCGCATTGGGCGCGTGAGAAAACGCGGCTGGACGCGATGATTGCGCGGCGTGAAAGCCTGTTGCAGTTGCCGCTGGTTTTGGAATCCGAAGTATGAGCGTGGCGGAACGTGGAGATTGCCTAAAAATGCAAAATGAATTTAAACCATTAAACAACAAACCGACTGAAGAATTTGAAGACTACGAAGGCTTTGTCGAAAAATTCAAGCCCAAGCTGACGACCGATGACTGCTATACGCCGCCTGCTGTCTATACTGCAGTGCTGGAATGGGTCAAAGATGAAATCGGCATTACCGAAGGGATGGAGGTCATCCGCCCGTTTTATCCGGGCGGCGATTATGAAAATGAAGACTACATGGGCAAGGTCGTCATCGACAATCCGCCGTTTTCGATTATTTCCCGCATCGTCCGTTTTTATCAGGAGCGGGGCATTCCGTTCTTTCTGTTCGCACCGCGTATGACTTGTCTGTCAGGGAAGGCTGCCGATATGCAAAACCTGACCGCAGTGTTTGGCGCACATACGATTGTTTACGAAAATGGTGCGAAAGTGCCGACGGCGTTTTTGACCAATATGGCGGGTGATTTGAAGATTTGGGTATCGGAAACTTTGAGGGAAAAAATAAAAGCCGTGCAAAGGCCGTCTGAAAAGCAACTGCCCAAATACGTTTATCCCGACAATGTGGTCAAAACCGCCGATATGGAGCAGTACGGAAATTTGAAAATACACCGCCGCCATACCCTGCCCGTCAATGCGCTGGATGCACAGCGAAAACACGGTAAAAAAGTGTTTGGTAATGGGTTTATGCTGTCGGCTTCGGCAGCGAAGGCAGCGAAGGCAGCGATGGCAGCGAGGGCAGCGATGGCAGCGATGGCAGGCCACGCTATTGTTTGGGAACTGTCGGAACGAGAAAAAGAGCTGCTAAGGCAGCATGAGCAGGCGGCTGCAGACATCCGCCATGACGGGACGCATAAGGCCGTCTGAAATCCTAATTAGAACGGACGGCAGTCTAATTAGAACGGGAAAGGATTTGAAATGGCGGTCAATGTTGCGGTGGTGAAAACGCCGGCGGGAACGCTTGCACCGGCGACGGCATACGATGCGGAATTGTTGCGGGATTACGCCGCCGGTCGGCAGTTGAAGGTGGAAATCAAGCAGATGGGCAACCGTAGTTATCAGCACCATAAGCTGTTTTTCGGCGGGCTTTTGCCGTTGGCGTATGAATACTGGGTGCCGTCGGGCGGGCTGGTGACGGATGGGGAGCAGAAGCTGATCAGCGGTTTTGCGCGGCGGCTTGAGGCCATGCATTCGAGCGGCGGGCTGTTTTTGGAGTTTGCCGATGAGTTTGTACGGATGGTGGCGGCAAAGCGGGGCGAGAGAATCGGCGCGGTGCTGCAAAGCATGGAGGCTTTCCGCAAGTGGCTGACGATTGAGGCGGGATATTTCGATGTTTACGAGACGCCGGACGGCTACCGCAAGGAGGCGAAAAGCATCAGCTTCCACAGTATGGGTCAGGAGGAGTTCAACCGGTTTTATCGGGACTGCTTTCAGGTGGCTTGGAACATGATGTTGTCGTCAAAGTTTGAGTCGGAGGAGGCCGCAGAACGGGCGGCTATGGAGATGATGGAGATGGGCGGATGAAGGATAGATTGGTTGAAGTGGTCATAGATAAGTTCAGGGATAAGGTTGATAAAGGCGGCCATCCATACATAGAACACTTGCACCGTGTTGCTGATGGGGCGGAAGAACTTCAGGTTGGGTCTTATATGACGGGTTTTTTGCATGATACGTTGGAGGATACCGATTTGACGGCAGATGACTTGTTCTTACTTGGCGTAAGTAACTCAGTTATCAACCGTGTCAGCATGTTGACCAAGCCGCATGATATGCCGTATGAAAAATACATCGGTCGTATAAAAAATTATGCGCGGAAAAATAGAGACAAAATTATTTTGGCAGTCAAGATTGCCGACTTAAACGACAACCTAAACGTATCAAGATTAAAAATGTTGAAGGATGAAGATTTTAAAAGGTTGGTGCGTTATATGAAGGCAAGGCAAAAATTATCTGATGTTTTAAATTATTTACAGGGGCATAGATGAGCAAGATTACGCAGTCGGCACGCGGCGAACGCTGTCAGATACGTTTCCCGGGTGTTTGCAACCACGACCCGGAAACGACGGTTTTCGCGCATTACCGTTTGGCGGGCTATTGCGGCACGGGCATCAAGCCGCCTGACTTTATGGGCGCGTATGCCTGTTCGCGCTGTCACGATTTGGCCGACGGGCGGCTGAAGGCGGATTGTGCGGAAGGGGAAGTTCAGACGGCCTTCGCGGAAGGCGTGATGCGGACTTTGGTTTTGTTGCATGAAAAAGGGTTGGTTAAAACATGAGCGGGGCTGTGAATGTATAGAAATGTTGAACAAGTATTACGTGAAGTTTATAAAATCCATAGTGTACGCATGGAGCCGCTGAATAATACGGCCAAGGTGTGTGCGTGGTGTGAAAGTAAGGGTGTGATGGGTGGCGGTGGAGAATTGACGCAAGCCGAAACTCATGCAAATGCTGCAATGATTATCAGCCGTATAGAGCGCATGTTAAACCGTTACGAGTTGGCTGTGATTGAATGCACATATAGCGAAAACCTGAGTGGTATTGTGGATATTACGGCGTATATTGAAGAGAAAAATGTAGGGGTTAATTTGCTGTTGTGCGACAACATATTATCCAACTTGTTTACGGGGCTTCCTAAAAAAACCGTTATTATGGATAAATACGATATATCAAATGGTTATTTGTACCGGCAGCGTGAAAAAATAAAGAGGGTGGTAGCAGCATTAGAGACAACGGCTATATTGAAATTACAGGATGAGTTTGAATCATGCCGCATTATTGACAAAGCGGAGGTTTTAGGTATAATTATGATATAGTTTGGAAATAGCTATATGAACCGCCTTTGTTGGGCGGTTTTTTGCGTTTTCAGGCCGTCTGAATTTGAGCTTCTGCCTGTACAGGTAGCGGCGTTTGAATTTTCAGACGGCCTGAATAACCTGAAATTTTGGGTTGGAGGGTTCTCCGGCCGGTTTCAGGTTTCTATGGGCGTTTGCCGTTTGAAGGTGTTCGGCAAAGGCTATCGGGGCGTGGTTTCACGCTGAGGGGAGAGGATTGCGGACGCTCCCAATCGCCAGAGGGTCGCGCCTCAGTTTTCCTAATGTCGTGGTTTTAGCCCCGCGCCTGATTGGTGCGGGGATTTTTTTGGAGGTTCGATATGAGCGATAAGAAACGCCCCATCGGGCGTCCGACAACATACAGTCAAGAAATAGCAGATAAAATCTGCGAACTGATCGCCCGTGGTATGAGCTTGCGGGCGATTTGCGCATCTGCGGACATGCCAGCAGGCGGAACGGTGCACCGCTGGTTGGCGGAGCATCAAGATTTTCAGGAGCAATACGCGCGTGCGCGCGAGGAACAGGCAGACGGTTTCGCTGACGAGATTATCGATATTGCCGATTCTGTCGCCCCTGAAACAGGTGAAGTGGCAAAAGCTAAACTGCAAATCGATGCCCGCAAATGGAAGGCCGCCAAGCTCGCGCCGAAGAAGTACGGCGAGAAGCTGGAACTGGATGCCGATATGCGCGTGAAGGTAGAGACGCGATCACTGGAAGATATTTTCAAGTAAACCTATGGCCAATCCGTATTTCAAGCCGATTATCCGCAAGGCGCGTTACAAGGTGCTGTACGGCGGGCGTGGCAGCGGGAAATCGTATTTCTTGGCGGAATTGGCGGTGGAAGTTTCGCGTCGCATCGGTACGGTCATTCTGTGCGCCCGTGAGTTTCAAGGCTCGCTGGATGATTCGGTGTACCAGCTATTGATTGAGACCATCGAACGCTTGGGTTACGCGGATGAGTTTGACATCTTGAAATCCACCATCACCCATAAAGGTACGGGCGCAAAGTTCGTGTTTTACGGCATCAAGAACAACGTGACCAAAATCAAATCGATTCAGGGTGTCGGCGTGTGCTGGGTGGAAGAAGCCGAAGCAGTAACGAAAAATTCATGGGATGTTCTGATACCGTCCATCCGTGGCGACAAGAACGCGGAAATATGGGTCAGTTTCAACCCGAAAAACATTTTGGACGATACCTATCAGCGGTTTATCGTCCATCCGCCCAAAGACAGCATCGTCTTAAAGGCTAACTACGACATCAATCCGCATTTTGCCGATACGCCGCTACTGGCCGACATGCTCGAATGCAAAGAGCGGGATGAAGACCTTTACCGTCATATTTGGCTGGGCGAGCCGGTGGCCGACAGCGAACTGGCGATTATCAAGCCAAGCTGGATTGAAGCCGCCATTGATGCGCATGAAAAACTGGGCTTCTCAGCCGCAGGTCGGCGCATCCTCGGTTTTGACGTGGCCGATGAAGGCGATGATGCCAACGCCACCGTATTGCGGCATGGCTCGGTCGTAACCGACATGCAGCAATGGCGCGGTCAAGACGTGATTTACTCCGCCGACAAGGTTTACCTGTACGCCCAAGAACAGAATATTGACCGCATCGTGTACGACAACATCGGCGTGGGCGCTGGTGTGAAGGCGCAGTTCCGGCGCAAGAACGGCAAGGTGCAGACGCTTGGCTTCAATGCAGGCGGCGCAGTGTACAAGCCCGATGCCAAATACACCGACGACAAGAAAAACTGCGACATGTTCGCCAACATCAAGGCGCAGGCATGGTGGATGGTGCGCGACCGCTTCTATAAAACGTGGCGTTCCGTACACCACGGGGATAGTTACCCAGAAGACCAACTTATCAGCCTTTCAAGCAGCCTGCACGAATTGGAATACCTGACTGCCGAATTGAGCCGCCCGCAAGTGGATTACGACCAAAACGGGCGTGTGAAAGTTGAGAGTAAGAAAGACATGAAAAAGCGCGGCATCCCCAGCCCGAACCGTGCGGATGCGCTGGTTATGGCCTTCGCCCCCGTACAGAGCGGGCTGAACATCAACCCCAAGATATTGAGCGGACTATGAGCAAAAAGAAAAAACACACGGACAAAGCCATGCGCCGCGCCCTGCAAAGGCTGCCTGAAAAGCAGCCTGCATCATACAGCTTGGATTTCCCAGCCCTGCCGGACGGCGTGAAGCCAAACGGCCTAGCGATGGACAACAGCCCCTTAGGAAACTTCGGGGCTGATTGTTTTTTCGGCACCGGCTTTATCGGCTACCCGCGCTTGGCCGAATTGGCGCAAATCTCCGAATACCGCAGCGTGAGCGAGACCACCGCCAACGAAATGACCCGCCAATGGATAGAAATCAAATCCGTGGGCGAAGAAGACAACAGCGAGGCCATCAAGCAGATTGAGGAATGCTACGAGCGGCTGAACGTGCGCGATGTGTTCCGCAAGGCCATTGAAACAGACGGGCTGTTCGGACGCGGACAGATATTGGTGCAAATCAAAGGCCACGACGGCAAATTGGCCAATCCGCTGCTCTTGACCGAGAAAACCATTGCCAAGGGCAGCCTGAAAGCCTTGGTGAATATCGAACCGATGTGGACGACCCCCGCGCCGTACAACGCCATCGATCCTACCCTGCCCGACTTCTACAAGCCGAAGGCATGGTATGTCATGGCGCAGGAAATCCATGCCAGCCGACTGTTTACCCTGATTTCCCGCCCCGTGCCGGATATGCTCAAGCCCGCCTACAACTTCGGCGGCGTGAGCATGACGCAGCTTATGATGCCCTATGTGGAACGCTGGCTGCGTACCGTGGATTCCGTCAGCGACCTGCTGCACAGCTTCTCCTTGTCCGGCATCAAAACCGACATGAGCGCGATATTGAGCGGCAGCGACGACGGCGACACCAACATCATGCTGCGCGCCGAACTGTACAACCGTTTGCGCGACAATCGCGGCCTGATGCTGTTAAGCAAAGACGAAGAAGAGTTCTTCCAGTTCAACACCCCGCTGTCGGGCTTGGATGCGCTGCTTGCCCAATCTCAAGAGCAAATGGCCGCACCCAGCCATACGCCGCTGGTGAAGCTGCTCGGCATCACGCCAAGCGGCCTGAATGCCAGCACAGAGGGCGAGATTGCCGTTTACTACGACCACATCCGCGCCATGCAGGAAAACCTGCTGCGCGACCCGCTGGACAAGCTGCTCAAACTGGTGCAACTGCATCTGTTCGGGAAAGTAAACGACAACATCACGTTCGACTTTGTGCCGTTGCAGCAGATGAGCGAAACCGAGCTTTCCACCATCCGCAAATCTGACACTGACCGCGATGTGGCCTACATTCAGGCCGGCGTAGTATCGGCAGAGGAAGTACGCGGACGACTGGCGAGCGAGCCTGACAGCGGCTACAACGGCATCGACGTGGAAGATGTGCCTGAAATGCCAGATGACGGCTTTTCAGACGGCCTGAATGACGGCGAAGGGGAAGAAGGCGGAGACGCTACCGACCCAAAGCCTGAACCTGCCCAAGATGCCAAATGGGATGAAAGCAAACATCCGCGTGCGGAGAATGGGCAGTTTGGAGCAGGAAACGGGCAGCCTGAAAAACAGAAACGCCCTAAAGGAGAAAAAGTTGGAATTAAAGAAATATTCCAACGCTCCTTATCAGGCAAAGAAAACCGTGTTTACTCCGATTTCGCCAAGGTAAGCGACCAGACGGCAAATGCTGTGAAAGATGAGTTGGGCATTGATGTCGGCGGGTGGACGCACTCCATTACGGAAGGGGATGTCCGCCACATCATAAAGCAGCATGGCGATGAAGAAACGGAAGCAAAACGCGGACAACGCGCAGTAACACAACAGGATATTGAATGCTTGCCGGAATTGCTTGAGCATTTTGACAATATAGAGTTCAGCGGCCTAAATGAATTGGGAAATGAAACTTTTATTGTGAAAAAAACAATAGGTGGAGATATTTATTGTGCACAGGAAATACGGGTTAGACGCAAGAAACTGGTTGTGAAATCCATGTGGGTTAAAAAAGGAAAAAGCCGTTAATTTCAACTAGTGCCTATTCGCGAATTTATCGCACCTTGGCCAACGTCCGAAACGCCCTAGTCCCTACAATCAACGGCTTGATTCCATTGTATGCCAGCCACCCGTCGAAAGCAAGCCATGAAGTTATCCGCCCCGTCCGATAAAGACATCATCCTCAAGCCGATACAGCACAACCCCGGCGAA